TGTCTAAGTATATAATCATTACTACTCCTGATGTAATCTTCCCCATACGAGGAACTGTTTAAAAGCATTATACACTATTTCTGCTTCTTTGTCATCTTGTTCGACTTTTACACCGCGAACATAAAATCCATCTTCTGCTACTCGTAACATTTCAGCAGGCCCAACATTCATAATGATATTATTTGGCTTTGGTTCTTCAATGATATATTCAACATCGTTTGGTGAATTTAATTTCCATTGAGCAACAATATCTTCTAATGGTTTATAGTTTATCATTTGAATGTTTTCTTTTTATGAAATATTGTTCTATATCCTGCTGTTAGGATAAAGTTCAATAGGCTACGTTTGGCAGGAGCATGTTCAACAGTCATTTCCCATTCATCTCTCTTAAACGGAATAACCTGCATGATAGGATCACCTGGCTTCAGGATAAGATCTTCTTCAGTGTCCATCCAGCCTGGAATCTCTACAGCAAGATCATGAACATCGGTATCAACAATTGATGGCATCAATGTATAGCGTTCTTCAAAATGATAGAAGGGCTGTAAGAATAAACAACTGTATCCTGGAGGAGTTTTAATAATCCAAGGCTGTTTAATTTTAAAGTAATGTTTATAGTCTCCGTGCATTTTAACAGGACACTGATCAAACTGATGACTACTGATATAATCTTGACTAGGGCAACTTGCTTTGTAGTCTGTAAATCGTCCAGTTTTAATTGGATGAATAACAGTATCGTAGGTGTTAAAGATAATGTAACCACTGGTCAACATATCCTGTACAGGCATACAATGTTTAATTGTAGGCAAGCCTTTACCTGGATACTGATTCTTCTTCCACATGTCTAGGTCGCGATACCATTCGGGTATTACCTTGTTAGCAGGTTTTACCGGAAAGTATTCAGCAACTGCTGGATCATCGGTTGTAAACTTGATATCCATTAGACCTTTTCTCCCCTAGCGAAGCCCCGAAACTTGAGGAATCTAGGGAATCGCAAACTGTACGTTCCGTCTTGGTTTTGAGTAATGGCGTCTGCCCGCACCTCGACCACGTGGCCAATGACATCATCACGTTCCCCCCAATAACTATCACGGTCGCTATCAGTAAAACCTGACCCCACGTTAGTTCTAATCGTCTTACCATCATCCACCCCTTCACAGATAAATGCACCAAGACGTCCCTCGTTACGACCAGTACCTTCTTCAACATGTTTAATCTCCAACGATACTTCAATGAAAGGCTTTTGTTTAAGCCAACTTGTACTGCGTTTACATTCATAAAGACCGTTTGGATCTTTAATCATAATGCCTTCGAATCCATCTGCAATTGCTTTTTTGTTGTAGTCTTTGAACTCAATTTCACCAACGAGAGTATCTAAGTCCACTTCAATCTGTGGAATGATATCAATACAGCCCATATCTGAAAAGATAGTGGCAAATGTCTTTAGCATGTTAGTGCGTCGACGCTGTCCCATAATAGACTCGCCTGCTTTGAACTCGCTCAACGGAACAATATCAAACAGCATTAGACGAGCATCTTGTGCTTGAACATCGCTTTTACGATGCACCTGCTTCATAAGATCTTGGAAACTGTGACTAACAACTTCGCCGTCTAATACATAACTACGCCCAAAGTTATCAATATTTTCTAACAACTTGTCAGCAATATGACTAAAGTTTTCCAATACTTTACCATTGCGTGTATATTGTGTAACTGAACGAGCTTCATAATCAATGACCGTAATACAACGAACACCGTCCAACTTGGGCTCAATTAGTTTCTTGCCTTTGATTTTCTTTTCGTGATTAGCACCATCGTGTGCTAACATACATTCAAATACAGGAACACGATATTGATCTTTGTTTGCTTTTTTAGCAACTGTGTTTACAGTCTTTTCACTTACACCACAACGCAGATCTTTAATAAGGATGCGTCGATAGAAGTCGTTCCATTGTGACTGTGTAGCCACACCCATTGCCAATTGAATAGCATCACGTGCGGCATGTCCTGTAATCTCTCTGCGATACAATGATTGAGCCAACAACTTAAAGTTATCCCACGTCAATCCTTGACCGTTATCTTCATCTTTGGTAGGTACTTGTTTGACACCAAACACATATAGTTTGTCCAAACACATAGTAACACCTTCAAAGAACTCATCAAGTCCTTCGTTCATAGCATCCAATAGGATAGCTTCTTTAGCCAATCGGCTGTTGTCAGCTTCTAGCTTTTGAATAATAGCTTCTGGTTGTGTACGCACATCGGCTCCTAACATTTAATATACTACTAGTATAACATCGTTAGGAGTGTTTGTCAATAGGTAAGATTATCGTATTTGGATAGGTCGTATTTGGATAAGTCTGTAATAAACGGTGTGCCTACAGTAGCATCCAAAAAGAACAGTTCGTGAAAGCGAGCTTTAATATCTACCTGTCCTTCAATTTCGTGTCCTCGATGTTGAATGCCCATCGGAATCATTCCGGCTTCAACATTCTTCTTACCGGGCTTACGACTGAGCAAGTGATAAGGAACCCAATAGTGTAAAGCACCGTCACCATGTAGTGCTGAAAACAATCCATAATGAGCGCAAGTTGGTTTGACCTGTTGCCATGTGCCTTTCTTTGGAACAGCCCATCCTGTAGGATTTGTAGCATCTTTAGTAATACGATTGGCACGCTCTCCCCAAGGTAATGCCCAGCCACGTTTTTCAATTTGTTTGGCGCTGTCGTTAGACATTGATGTAAAGAATTTAATCTCTACTGTTGCACCTTTAAGGCCATGTGCCGTAACGATACTATCAGCTAGTGTAGCATCATGATCGCCGTTAGTCTTTGGTCCTAGACCGTTACATGTAGCAACAAATTTGTTTTCCCAAGCATCGCCTCTATGTTTAGAAATGCCGCCTTTGAACCATTCGTACATTACATCCGGAAACTGATAAGCATTGGTCCAGCGTGTCTGTCCAATTTGTTCTTCTAGTTTGCGGAAGTCTTCGCCTTTCAGCGTAGCCATGTAATCTAAAATTGCTTGTTCGTTCATAGGTGCCTTAGTAGTAATCATACACTAATAATAGCACCTATGACCCATCACGTCAACTCTTTTGGTTAAACTGACAAATAGTATTCCCAGCTCGGGTGCGAAATGTGAAACCCTTGCTTTCTACGTTTGTCAACCAATTCCCAAAAACTTGGCTTGTAAGGAGGTCTTACAGGTTTCATTTTGGTATGGTTAGCTTTTTTGTAATTACAAGGTTTACAGGCAGTACTCAAATTGTCCCAGGTGCTTTTACCACCCTTGCTGGTTGGCATTACATGATCCAAAGTGGCAGTAGCATCTGTGACTTTTATGCCACAGAACTGGCAAGTGTACTCATCTCGTAAGAACACATTTCTCTTGCTAAGACGCATTGTTGACTTGGGTTTCTGATATTCTTTAAGCATAATTACAGCAGGAACTCTAGTCTCCCAATTGGCGGAATGTACGATCCAATCGTCATACCACGCTTGAACTGTAACTTTGTCCAAGACGAGGTATCGAATGGCTTCTTGCCAATCGACAATGCTCAACGGTAATAATGTTGCAGGTTGTGCGTCTGCGTTTAATACTAAGGTACTCATGGGATTCACTTAAAACAGTATTTACACTTGAAATTTTATTGTATACTCAGAACCGTTAGAAATCAAGCTCTAACGTAATAAATTATAGTATGACGAAACTAATGATTACCGGAGCCAACGGTTTCCTTGGCAGAAATGCAGTAGAATCACTTAAACAAATGTTTGACGAAACAGTTTTGGTTGATCGTCCTCGTAAAGATTGGGACGAACGTGTATTTTCGTCTTGGGTACACAATAATGAAGTGTATCATGCAGTAGTGGGCGAAGATGTGTCATTCGTAAACAAACTATTACAGGGTGTTGATACCGTAGTTCATTTGGGCAATACATCTAGAATTGATCCTAGTTGGGCCTACTATCAAGACTACTATACCAATAACATATCAAACACACAACACTTCTTCCAACAATGTCAACAAATGGGTGTAAAGAAGTTTATACACATAAGTTCTAGTAGTGTGTATGGCAATAATGGAAAACAAGTACAGAAAGAAACGGACCCGTTGATGCCCACTAACCCTTATGGTGTTAGCAAAATGGCAGGAGAATGGGCCTTGTATGTACAAAGTCAACGTGCCAATACCGAATTGATTATCGTTAGACCATTTACCATGTACGGCGACTTTATGGACTATGGTACAAATGCCCTAGTGATTGCTAAGTTTATCAATGCATGGGAAAAAGGAGAACCGTTGATCTTACACGGCAGTGGAGAACAACGCAGAGACTTCCTACATGTATCCGATGCAGTACAAGGACTCAAACTAATAATTGAACACGGCGAACACGGCGATGTGTTTAATCTGGGCACAGGAAAGAGTGTGTCGATAAAACAGTTGGCAGACTGTGTTAGTTCAAAACAGATACTTGGTCCAGATAGAGAAGGTGCAATCTCAGTAACACATGCAGACATAACTAGGCTACGCAATATCGGTTACACACCAAACGTAAATGTATTAGAGTGGTTGACTAATCATATTGAAGAGCTTAAACTTAAATCTAATAACAACCTAAAGGAAACAGTATGAATTTAGTACCAATGGTGGTCGAGTCTACAAGCAAAGGCGAACGTGCCTATGACATTTATAGTCGCTTGCTCAAAGAACGAATCATTATGTTAAACGGCCCAGTCGAAGATAATATGGCCAATACAATCGTAGCCCAATTACTATTCTTGGAAAGCGAGAATCCAGACAAGGATATCAACCTATTCATCAACAGCCCAGGCGGTGTTATTACAGCAGGCATGGCTATCTATGATACTATGCAGTTTATTAAATGCGACATTGCAACCTATGTTATGGGTCAGGCCTGCTCAATGGGTTCATTCCTAGCACAAGCAGGAACCGCAGGCAAACGATTTATGTTGCCCTATGCTCGCCATATGATTCATCAGCCAAGCGGCGGTGCTCGTGGTATGCAAAGCGACATTGAGATCCAATACAAAGAGATCACCAAGATGAAACAGATCCTTACTCAACTGTATGTTAAACACAACACAGCAGGTAAGACCTATGAAGAGTTTGAAAAGGATATGGATCGAGATACATTTATGTCAGCAGAAGAAGCACTGGCATATGGACTAGTAGATAAGATTATTGACAAACGATGACACGTAGGTTTTTTGCTTTTGGTTGTAGCCATACTGCGTTTGCCTGGCCTACCTGGGCAGATCTAGTAGGGCTCGAGTTTCCGAATCAGTATTATAATTACGGAAGGTCAGGTGCCGGCAATTTTTATATGTTTCAAATGTTAGTGCAGACTAACATCTATCATAAGTTTACCAAAGACGATTTAATTGTTATTCAATGGTCCGAAACTACTAGAGAAGATAGGTATCTTAAAAATTGGTGGCACACCAACGGCAATATTGTAAACGGCTACGACAAAACATTTATCAATAAATGGGTTGACGATAAAGGATCTCTTGTGCGTGATCTTGCCTGTATCGAAGGAACTCGTTTAATACTAGATGGTATCGGATGTGAATACTATTTTACAGCACTGAACGAGTTTGTCGATTATCCAGAAGTATTAGAAGTATACAAAGACACGCTAACCAAGATCAAGCCTAGTTATCGTGCGGTATTAGGTAACTATACTACAGCAAAGAATCGTGTTATAGGAAAAAGGATTTTGGTTACTGATCCACATCCTACACCAGGTGAGCATTACAGATATTTAGAAAAAGTATTGCCACATCTAGTTCCACAAAATGCAAAAGATTGTGCTCAAGAGTGGGACGATACACTAGCAGATACATGGCTAACTCATAAACAGGGTTGGGACTATACATGGGATGGTATTGATAGAGGATTCCTAAACATTAAACTAGGATTATAATATGACAAGACAGTCGGGTAAAGTAGATAAAGGTTGGGGCTTTGAAATTATTTGGGCAACCAACGATAAGTATTGCGGAAAGATTATGGTATTTGAACGAGCAGGTGCCAAGTTCAGTATGCATTTTCATAAAGAAAAAGATGAAACATGGTTCGTCAATGCAGGCGAATTTAAGTTGGTATGGTGTGATACTACCACAGCTACCTACCATGAAAAGATACTGGCTGAAGGAGACACGTGGCATAATCCTCCAATGATGCCGCATCAATTGATCGCACTAAAACCAAACAGTATGATATTTGAAGTTAGTACAGCAGACTCAGTAGAAGACAACTATAGAATTATTCCGGGAGATAGTCAAAGTGCAACCACAACAGAACCAGCCGCCGACACAGCAGAACAACCAGCCTAAGATTATTTGGGGTGGCGGCGAGTTTAGAACTAAGTGTGTAATTGGTTTAGACCGTGACGGTGTTATCAATAGGGACTTAGGAGACTATTGTTATCGCATTGAGGACTTTGATCCTATCCCAGGAAGTATAGATGCTGTTGCAGAGCTACGCCGTAAAGGTCACAAGATTGTAATTATCACAGACCAAGGCGGTATTGAAAAAGGTATCTATACACAAGAACAAGTCGATGTTCTGCACACTCATATGCTAGATCTATTCGGACAAGCAGGATGTTCTAGTATCGATGCTATCTATTATTCAGCAAGCAGTCGCAAAGAAGATCCGTACGCCAAACCCAACACTGGTATGTTCAAACGTTGCGAAAAAGAAATTAAAGATATTAAATTTAAAGAAGGCTACTATGTAGGCGATAAGTTAAAAGATCTTAAAGCCGCAATGAATATCGGAGCCAAGCCTGTGCTAGTTCGAACTGGCTACGGACTTGCTACTGAGCAAGAACTAAACAGATATTCTAATAGAGAATTAAAACGCAGGACTATCATATTTGATAACCTTGCAGACTTTGCCGCGAGTTTATGAAGATTGTAGTGAATGGCACATTTGATATTGTACACCTAGGTCACCTTAAATTACTCAGCGCCGCAAGATCATATCCTAATTCTTATGTTTTAGTTTTGATAGATAGTGATCGTAGAGTCAAAGAACTTAAAGGTGATAGTAGACCTATCAATACAGAATATGAACGTGCTTGGTTACTATGGTCATTGCGGTATGTAGATCGTGTAGAGATATTTGACACTGATGACGAGTTACAAAATTATATAAAAGAGTTTGATCCCGACCTAATGATTAAAGGCAGCGACTATGAAGGCAAGCCTATAATAGGATCCGAGTATTGTAAACAGATAAGGTACTATACAATTGACAGCCATTCAACAACAAACACCATTCAACGTATTACTGATCGGCGATAACTGCAAAGACGTTTACCAATACGGGACTATAGATCGTATTAGCCCTGAAGCTCCTGTGCCTGTCTTTGTTCCTACCTATACAGAAGAGCGAGACGGTATGGCAGGCAATGTCTACAACAATCTAGTTGCTCTAGGATGTAATGTAAACTATCTATTTGCAGAAACTTCTACAAAGACAAGACTAATTGATCAACGTAGCAAACAACAACTACTGAGGATTGATAATGATGTGATCAGCGATACTCTAGTCATTGAAAGCGAAATGCCACCGTACGATGCTATTGTAATATCTGATTACAACAAAGGAACACTTAGCTACGAACTAATCGAAGAACTGATTAGAGAGTTTCCGGGACCTGTGTTTATTGATACTAAGAAGCCAGACCTAGCTAGATTTCACGGAGCATTTGTAAAGATCAACGAATTAGAATTCAATCGTAAAACCAGTGTCAATGACAAAACAATTATTACATTTGGTGATAAGGGTGCTGTGTACAAACAGTACTTTGAAGAAGAAACATTTCCTACTGATGTAGTTGATGTTGCAGATGTATGTGGCGCCGGAGATACATTTATTGCCGCACTAACATATCAATACCTTAAAACACAAAGCATACAAGATGCTATTGTATTTGCTAATAAAGCCGCAAGTATAACTGTACAGCATACTGGAAATTATACTCCTACCTTAGAGGAAATTGTATGATAGCTCTAACTGGTGCAGGTGGGTTCATTGGTAGTGTAATACTAGGCTATCTAAACAAGCAAGGTATTAAAGACGTTTACCTATTTGACGATCTACCAAACGAAAATCAATTCCATAACCTAGTAGGTAAACAATATTTGGGATTACATTCTACAAAAGAAATTGTAACTAATATTAGAGATTTTGATTGTGTTGTTCATTGCGGAGCTAACTCTAGTACCTTAGAAAAGAATTGGCAATCACTTTACAATACAAACGTACTTAGTACACGCCGCTGGCATGACCTATGTAGAGAACATGCTATAAAGTTTATCTTTACATCAAGTGCCGCAGTATACGGTAATGGTCAAGGTCCAGTGAACCAATATGCCTTTTCAAAACTAGTAAGCGAAACAGAAATAACAAATGCTGTTATAATGAGATTGTTTAATGTCTATGGACCAAACGAATATCACAAAGGTCGCATGTCCAGTACTGTGTATCACTGGCATCAACAACTTATTGATACGGGAACTATAAAAATCTTTAATGATTCCGACAAGTATTACAGAGATTTTATATATGTAGAAGATGTTGCCCGAACTGTGTATTATTTTATCAACAACTATAAAGAAGGGTTGTATGATGTAGGAACAGGCATGGCAAATAATTTTGAAACGGTTGCTGACAGTTTAATTGCTAATCTAAGTATTGGAACTAAAGAATACATCGAAATGCCACAGGACTTAAAATCACAATATCAAACATATACTTGTGCTGACACAGATTTTTTAAAAGCCAGTGGTGTTGATGTTGATAGCTTTCTAACAGTTGATCAAGGTATTAAACAATACCTTGAATATCTTTCAACTAGTCGATACTATTAAACACTTCTTTAAGGGCTACAACTAGCTCTTGTATCATAGCATCATCATGAAACGGACTAGGAGCAAAGCGTAGTCTTTCTGTTCCTACATCAACCGTAGGATAGTTGATAGGTTGAACATAGATATTATGTTCGTTTAATAACCTATCACTCATTGCTTTACACTTCTTAGCGTCACCTACTAGTACAGGAACAATGTGTGTTGTTGAGCATTCCATAACAGGAATACCAGCCTTTATAAGTCGATGCTTCAACTTACGAGCACGTTCTTGATGCAGTTCGCGAACTTCATTATGTTCTTTTAGATACTTTACGGCGGCAAGTGCGCCGGCACAGCTAACTGGGCTCATTGATGTTGTAAAGATAAACCCTGCAGCCACTGAACGGATAGCATCAACAACGTCAGCATCAGCGGCAATGTAACCACCTTGGACTCCAAACGCTTTACCCAGCGTGCCATTGACTATGTCAATTCGGTCCTGTAATCCTAATTCTTCTATCTTGCCACCACCGTGTTCTCCGTAGAGTCCAACAGCATGAACTTCGTCGATATAGGTCATTGCTTGATACTTGTCTGCTAGATCGCAAATAGCTTTCATAGGACTTACATCTCCGTCCATTGAATAGACACTTTCAAATACTATACAAGGGACATAGCCTGCTAGTTTAGAGTTGGCTAGTTTGTTTTCAAGGTCTTCTAAATTATTATGGTCAAAGACTTGTTTTGCGGCTTTGCTATGACTGATACCCACAATAATACTGTTATGGTTATTACTATCGCTGATAAACTGTATGTTAGGAATAATCTTAGCTAGAGCAATTAAACTCCATTCGTTAGCAACATAAGCAGAGCTGAACAATAAACTGCTCTGTTTACTATGTAAAGTAGCCAACTCGTGCTCAAGAGCTTTGTGATAGTGACTAGTTCCGCCTATATTGCGAGTTCCGCCCGATCCCGATCCAGTATGATCTAATGCTGTGTGCATAGCATCAAGCACAACTTTGTGCTGACCCATGCCCAAGTAGTCGTTTGAGCACCAGTTCACAATAGTTTTAATATTATAGGGACCGTACCAAATAGCTTTAGGAAAGTCTCCTCTTTCGCGGACAATATCGTTGAATACTCGATACTTTCCGTTGTCTTTTAATGTTTGTAGTAGTTCTGTAAATGGTTTTTTGTCTATCATAGTAAAGCTATTTAATAGATTTTTCAGCACTGGTGATAAAAGTCTCTAGCTCTTGATCAGACATGTTGTTGGTTAAATTTTCAAGTCTTTGAAATAAAAAATATCGAGTAGGATTTAATTTATGTTTTTGATTTTCTAAATAGGAGGTCCATTCGAGATTACTGATATGATTATTCTTTCGGTTTTTATCTTTATGATTGACCTCGGCACTGTGTATATCTAATCCTGTTGGAATAAATGCTTCAGCCACAAGTCTATGAGCGTATGCTGTTATTCTTTTTTTATTATGAAACAAACAACATTGGTAGTAACCTTTATTGTTTTCTACAATGCTCATTAGTTTAGGTTTTCCAGATTTCAATGATCTAACCCTTCCGTGATCGCTTACCTCATATCCAGGAATTCTGTCTAACTGTTTCCATATTTCCATACTGATCTCCTTATGGTATTTAGCTAAATACCATAATCTCACTCATTGTTAAAAAGTATAACCGATAAATACATGACTATGGATATAATTAAACTTGACGTACCTCTCTTTATTCGCTTGCTAGAGCTGGCTCGCGAGGATATCAAACAAGATGCAGACCTACACGATGTAGCTGAAATAGTTACAAAACTGTCAGCAAACGGTGTTGTGGGAATGGACAGTTACAACGAAATTATTCGTTACGCAAATAATACAAAAGATGATGCTGAATTAGAACGCATCAGAAAACTAGGTGGGCTATAAATGTCTAAACAAATAATCAACACCGGAAGCACCCCAAACGATAAGTCTGGCGATAGTCTACGAGCCGCATTTACTAAAATCAACAATAACTTTAATGAATTGTATGCAACTAGTACTGTTTCGTTTCCAGGCCAAACAGGTAATGTGGGGAAATATCTAACCACGGACGGTGCTAATTTACATTGGCAAACACTGCCAACTCCTACACCAAGTGCGGCTCCGATTGCAGCCAGTACAACTGCTCCAAGCAGCCACCCTGTAGGAACATTATGGTATGATGAAGTTAGCGGAAGACTTTATGTTTACTACGATGGATGGGTTGATGCTAGTCCGCGCGGTGTTGGTGTTGCTACTAGTGTGGGATTAGGAACTAAACTTGCAAGTGATGCAGGAACCGCAGGGCAAATTAGTTACGATGCCAACTACATTTATATATGTGTGGCTACCAACGCATGGAAACGATCACCACTAACTGGTGGATACTAATCAAGGACAGAATCAATGGCTATTTTAAATTTTCCAGATAACCCACAAACGGGTGATCAATACACAGGTGACAATGGAACTACCTACGTCTTTGACGGTGTTAAATGGTTAGGTACAGCAGGCAGTGGCACTAGCGGCACTAACAGTATTGTCAACAATGGCAACACCGTTCAAGTTGACAGCACTGGTAAACTTATATTACCTTCATATGCATTTCCTAACACCACAGGAACCGCAGGACAGGTATTAGTATGGCCTAATAGTGGCACAACACTAGCTTGGGGAGCAGGTGGAGCAAACACCGGTGACCTACGTTTTGTTTCCAATGCTATGTATGACCTCAATGGTGTTATAGTAGAAAACGCAGACTTAGCACACGGTGCCACATCAGCAGTGATTGTTCCTAGTAACGGAACATCAGATCCCCTACAGTTAAACAACTATTATGGTCCAGTTAGTGTTACCAGCGGTCCTAATGCTAGTGATCTTAAAACTTGGACATTTGGCACTGATGGCACACTAACTCTGCCATCTTCTATATACCCAATAACATTTACAGCAACATTAGATACCGCACACTGCACCACACCTATAACACTAACAGGTGATGCTTGGACTTTTAATATTCATTTCACAACATCGCCTAACGGCACAGTTGATATCAATACCGATCAGCCGCCACCGACATTTTTAACTAATCCTGGATATAATAATGCCCGAACGTTTCGCTTTACTGAAGCTGACCACGGTATTCCAGGATACACTTTTGATATATTCCTAGCGAATATAGGCGCTAACCCGCCAATTGGTTTTACACCCCTTATCAATTTTGATCAGGCACCTATATATCCTTCAACCCTAACATCTGATAGTCCTGTCAAACTCAGCTCTCACAATCATCACTGGACATTTGGCACAAATGGATTTACACAATTCCCGGGTGGCGGATTTATTGGTTGGGATAATACCAGCACTAGTCCAGCATTTAACGGAACAATGATTGGTCCTAGCTTAGGTGACGATTTTAATATACAGACTGCCGGAGGACTTTGGAAGTTTGGCAATGATGGCAGTTTAACATTCCCACAATACGCAGACGGAAACCAACCTACAGCAGTCCAATACTTTGGTATGGGCAACTTGTTTGCTGAAACAGATGGCA